TTATTTTGAATAATAGTATTATAAATGCGTATTGTTTTCCAACCTTCTAACACTTTTTCAAAAATAAAAATAACTTCTTCTCCAGTGACAGAACGTTTTAAACACTTTTTTTTCTCTCTGCGTTCTTTTTTTAATTGTATAAATTCTTTTTTTAAAATGTTATCCATTTATTAAATAATAAATATATATTTTAAACTGTATTTTTCGAAAAATCATTAATAATTTTTAAATAATATTCATATTTTTCTTTTGATAACTCTCTTTCATAAATTATAGTTTTGCCTGTTGTTAAATTTCTTTTGATGTTTTTAATAATGTCAATTGTGAGATTATTTGGAATTCCAAGTTTATTTCTTCTCTCTATTAAATAATCTAATATAGGTGTGGGGTTCCATTTTTTAATAAATTTTTCGATAACAATTATAATTTCATCGGTTAATATTTTTCTCTTAGATAAATTTATTTCTTCTTGTGTTAAAGGTTGTTTTTCCTTTTTTTCTTCATTTCTACAGATGATATTACCATTTTTTATTCTAGATATTGTATGTTTTGGCAAATGGAGCATTTCCTGTATTTTTACGAGTGGATGACCTTCTTCAATTAAGTCTCTAACTTTTACAATTGTTTCATCATTAACACCTCTTTTTGCGTCTCTAATAGAGTTAGACATTTTTTTCTTTGTTTCTTCAGTAAAAGATTTACCAAAATTGTGATTTCCTTCGCCTGTCATTTTTATAGATTTCTCTCTATAAACTTGTTTTAAAAGTATTTCTTTACATAATAGTTCTTTATTTTTTTTAAGTTGTATTGTTTTTAAAAATCCTTCTTTGCCATTTTCATTTTGATTTAAATCGTTAAATACTTCTATTTCATGTTTTTCTCTATTACATATAGAATACATTTGTTCTTTAATGTTTTTATCATTTGTTGTCAAAAATGTTTCAAATGCTAAAGCTTGATTATATTTAACTATTAAATTATCTTTTACTAAATTGATAAATTTTAAACAATCTGCTTGTTTATATATTTTAAATTTTTGTTCACAATCAATAGTTCCAAATCCTAATAATTTTGAAATATATACTAAAACATCAGGGTAGTTTTTTTGAGTTATAGAAATATATGATTTAGAATATTTTTTTAAATTTATATAAATACATCCTTCAGCATCAAATAATCCAGCAACATATTCTATATTAATATTTTCAAGATTGATTTCATTGAATAATGATTTATTATTATAACCACTACATATGTTATATAATTCTTCTTTTTTTTCTAACCTATTTTGTAAATTTACTAATTTTATAAATTTGTTTAAACAATCAGTTTGTCCTCTTTTTATTACAATGTTATTTTTTATATAATCTAATAAAACATTACATTCATTGCTTCTTATCAATAAATTATATTGATTTCTTTGTGTATATTTGTGATAATAATTTTGTTCATTTATAATGTTTTCAGTTTTGTTATTTCTATTTGCTGAAGAGGTTATGCTTCCACCAAAATGATATCTTAATACTTGCAATATATTTGTTCTACTTTGAGTAATAGACATCCCAGATTGATATCCATCTTTAATTTTTCTTACAAAAATGCAACCATCGCCATCTATAAATCCTGAAATATAAGACGAGTTAGGAATATTATTTTTAAATCTGTACAAATGTATTTGATTGTCCTCCTCAACATTAGTTAATTTAAGGTTCATTGTATATAGTATTAACTAAGTGTATGTTTAAGTTGTTTTAGCAGGAAATATATCGTTTTCTAAATCATCAACAATTTTATTAATTTGTTTCAATTTTTCTTGGATAGAAATATGATTTGATTTTGTTCCAGTCCATATTTTGTCTAATTTTGGATGTTTTTCTATTTTAAAAAACTCACGACTTCGTGTTTGTTCTTTATTTAACCATTCATGATAATATACTACATATTTTTTCATCATATCTTGGGTTATTCCTGGTGGCAAAGGTTTAGCACTTGATTTTCTTGCACGTTTAGTTCCAACCATAATGCCTTTGCTGTTTTGTTCTTGTTCTTCACGTGTTGCAATACGTAAATTGTCCCAAGTATTGTTTAATGGATTTCTATCTATATGGTCCACACTAACATTTTTAGTTCCTTGTCCGTTGCCGTAACAGCCTGTAATAATTTGATGAATAAATAACGAATTATTTGAAGATAATATATACCCATTTATGTTTTTATGAAAAGTAATTTGTTTTCCTTCATTATGTATACTTTCATATTCTTTTATTTTGTCATACGATTTTTGACATAATTTAACAATCGTATTCTTTTCACAATACATCAATAAATATTCTTTATCATTTTCAGTTATATACCACAATGGATTTTTCATATTGTATGGGTCAACGCCATTTTTTGAATAATGTCCTGGTATGTATTTTTTTACGTTATAATTATTAATTATTTCATCATGAAATATATGATAAAACTCAACATTATCTCTTCTTAAGTCGCAAGGATTATTATTTTTAAATACATATTTTACATTATTTTCTTTAAAATTATACAAAAACATTAAATAATTTATTTTCTGTTCATTATAATTGTAAAACGGATATAGGTCGTCTTGATTATAAAAAGTAAACTTTTTGCTAAAATTAATAATTTTGTCTCGGTCATCTATGTCAATGTAATACGTTTTACAATTATATTCAATTATGCCACATTGAAGTTCTTTACAAAATGAGTAAACTGGTTTATTCATATTATAAATTATATAATATGAAAGTCTTAATATTATTTTCAACTAATAATATTATTTTATTAGTTTCTTTAATTACTATACGCTAACCCACCCCTGAGTTATTTATTTTTACTAATTTTCATTAGCAAATTGGACTATCCCTTAAGTTATCATAGAAAGTTGCTAGCTTTCTCAAACCCATTCCATTATAGTCTCTGAACCTTCTCCGTATGCTTGCGATATCGCACGTAGGAGCTTGGCTGCAGATAATCCAATCCTTTTCGTTATTACTATGCTCTAGGTCATTACCCCGAGTATTCAGTATGCTTTCACATAAAGAAGTAGTAGAAAAGGCTATTAGGATGTTCCCGCAATTTAGAAATGTTGCCTTCATTTGACTATATAGTCAAACAAAGACTAGCTGGTTATATAATACATTTTGAATGTATATTTGCTTTACACAGTTTATCCATATTAGGAAGCAAATATCTAATATGGCTGCCAACTGTTTGGCACAGGTGATTTTAATGCCACTCATTATTCTTAACACGTTATGGTTGGTGGCGTAAACGCGCACCTTGGCTGTCTTGGTTCCTTCAACTGTAGCATTTGAGAGCACAAGTTGGAGGGTTGCGTTATCAATTCTGGAAAAGTTGCATGTGCCTGAGGGTTGGTGTTCTTCAGGGCGAAGTGCGAACGAGTACACATTGATACCTTCATCAGGGTTTCTGGTGTGGGCTTGGTAAGGTTGGACCCAAGAGAAATAAGAACCTTCACGCTCAGAGAAACGATCTTGTCCGTTTAATTGGAGCTTAGCAGTGACGACAGGGTTTAAGCCCCAGCAATGCATATCAAGAGAGGTTTCAGAAAGGACGAATGTGCCTGCATCCGAAACACCAGAGTTCTCAAGATGAGGACTAGATGTTCCTGATTGGAGAGAAGCAAGGACAGAGGCAGGGATTCCAGTTGTATTCAATGGAACTTGTAATCCTCCAAGGTTAGCTTCATTGTAAGGATTGGAAGGTCCGTGCCAGTATCCAGTGAAGTTACTAACACCAAGTTGACTAGGATTGTAGTCCAAAGCGCCAGCGTCTTGGAAAAGACCTTGTGCGTCGATGTAAGCACGAGAATCTTGGGCGACAGAGGCAGGTCCACCGAAAGCGTGGATGGCGTTAGGAAGAGCATCAATCGCATCAGTGTAGTTGAATGGTTGAGCACCAAGGACCTTGAAAAGAAGAGCATCGCAAGTCAAAGAAGAGCAATAGTCAACGTTTTGATCGGGTTGGACGACCCAGATAAGTTCCTTAACAGGGTGGTTGAAGTTGAGCTTGATCTTGTTAGAAGAAGATCCGACAGATTCATCACCAGTGAATTGAAGTTGAGTAATCAAATATTCGTGGGGATTTTGTGCCATTCTTCTGCGTTCGTCAGTATCAAGGAAAACGTAGTCAACGTATAAAGAAGCAGCGACCAAAGATTGGTTGTAAGCGATGGTAGCAGGAACCGGGCGTCCAACAGTGTATTGGGCGGAAGAACTGTTAGTCCAAGGCAAGTTTTGGCAGTTAAGGGTGGTAACAGCCCATAAGCATTCATCAATAGGACGAATATCTAAGTTGATTTTAACTTCGTGATACTGTACGTCACGATTTACCCCACCTTTTGGTGTATTTATGTGTAACAAGAGGGAGTAGACTATATCTTAAGCCATCATTGAAATTGATTATATTTCTCAGACCCATTAACGTTTAGTCGTTGAACCTTCTCCTTATCCTTATCATAGCGGACTTAGGAGCTTGGCTGCGGATTATCTATTTTAGGCGTATTATTGCCGTCATATGTGGGATTTTTACCATACCTGAGTTTTATTCTCAGCCACTTTAAACTTTCATTTAAAGTTTGGTACCCTAAAAAATTATTTATTAAATTTTTTATTTTAACATCTTTAAGAACTTCCCGCAATTTGAAAATGTTGCTACTTGCTAATTTAATAGCAAGCAACTAGCACCTGAGGGTTATGACAAAAAAAGTCATTATGGACCTCTAACTTATTTTCTCTAAAATTCTCCATAGCAATTTTAGAGTGAGTGCTTTTCTGCCCTACAGTATTCAAGGCAATCAAAGGAAGAGCCAAACCAGGGTTTGTGCAAAACCAGAATTGAAGAGGAATATACAAAGTTGTCTCAGGAAGAGCGTTACGAGGAGCGCAAACTTGACGAGGAGCCAAGGAAGAGCAAGGAGACTCAACATCAGAGAAAGAAGGATCAGTTATGAATGTGAGTTGAGTGGTGTTACCAATCATCTTAAAATAACCTCTTTGTTGTTCGGAGGTCATTGTGAGTTGGTTCCAGATGTGCATCCAGTCACCATATTGACGGTCGATTCTTTG